CTAGACTTGCGATGATTAAGGCATCAAACAAAAACCATCCTATCGAGGATCCGATCCTAATAGCGAAGGCATATGATCATCCTCCTGATTCAACAATGTATGAGACAGGGTGGCAACCATGTCAGGGATTGTATGTAGTAGTCATACCAACAAAAGACTTGACATATATGCGGGGTGAATACTATCCTCCCGATAGTTTGACTATAGAAGCGTTTCTTGCAAATGCAATGAACACCCCAACATATAAGTATTTAGAAGAATATATTGCATGGCTACACCTGAATCGAAAGTTAAAAAGAGAGTAAAAGAAGTATTAAAGAATCTTGGTGCTTACTATGTTATGCCCGTCACTAGCGGGTATGGCAATTCAGGGGCACCGGATTTCCTTGTTTGTTACCAAGGAAAATTCATCGGCTTAGAATGCAAGGCGGGAAAGGGCAGAGTGACTGCGCTTCAACAGCGTAACCTTGACCAAATTGATCTTGCGGGTGGATGGTCGTTTGTTATAAACGAGGAAAATGTAGAGCAGTTAAACAACCTAGTTAATTTAGTTAAATAAAGGAGAATTAAATGAAGAAGAAACCACGTGGTCAGAACTTTGAAATCGTCCGTGATTATCTACTAAAGTATGGCCCGACAGGAGCGGCTGATATTCAGAAAGCAACGAAAGTAAAAGGCAATATCTATACAACATTGCAGACTATGGTGAATCGTAAAACAATTAAGAAAGTGGGAAAAGTTTATCAACCCACAATTGAGACTACGATTAAACATGACATAGGGCCAGCATTTAAAGCACCACAACCAACCCCCAACCCCTACGCCAATATCTTGAAGCGTGAGCATGAACATATCATGCAAGGCATACAACAGTTACAAATTACTGCTAACTATATAAACCTACGCATTAGAGAACTTGAGCGTGCCAATCAAACATCCTAAAGCCCCACGCCCTCTAGCCGAGGGTGACTGGGCGCGTCTAATATCGGGCGAAGTAGGTGTAGTTGAGAAGTGTCTAGATGGTGGCGAAAGAGTTTGGATTCGCATACCGAGCACTACCGACTGGCCTTTTCCCCGATGGGTTCACGCACTTTCTGAGAAAGTCAAGCGGATTCGCCCACCAAAACATATAAAACTTGAAATCAACACAGAAGAGGCACCATTTTGAATGACAAAGATAAGTATCAATACACAAAGGATTGGTTTAACTGGGCACCCGATGTATGGAAGCAGTTAATCCCGCATCTACCGGAGCGTAAAAACTTCTTAGAGATTGGGTCGTTTGAGGGGCGGTCTGCGGTATGGACTATCGAGAACATGATGGAAGATGGTGGGGAAATCTACTGCATCGACACATGGGAAGGTGGTGCTGAACATATTAATGGCGAAATGGATGGGGCTGAGTTACGGTTTCATCAGAACATTACTTTAGTTCGCAGCAAGTTTCCTAATCGCGCTGTGGTGTCGCTCAAAGGTACGTCTGTTGAAGGATTGGCTGGATTGCTTGCCCATAAAAAGCAGTTTGACTTCATCTACATTGATGGGTCACACCTAGCCAAGGATGTTTTGACCGATGCGTGTATGGCTTGGCCTTTATTGAAATCAAAAGGCTTCATGGTGTTTGATGACTATATGTGGAAACCGCAAGGCTTTGAAATCATGCAACGCCCAAAGATTGCCATCGACACTTTTGTAAATATGTTTGAAAACGAACTATCTATCGCCTATTCCGGGTATCAACTTATCGTGAGGAAAGTATGACTGATTGGAATGAAATACCACATAAGCAAGAACAACAGCAGGGTCGCCCAACAATGATGATTGCCACGCCAATGTACGGCGGGATGTGTACTGGCAACTATGTAGCGGGTTTGCTTAATACGCTAACCAAGATGAGATCGGTGGGTGTGCCCGTCTACTGGGCACAGATCACTAACGAGAGTCTAATTACCCGTGCCCGTAATGAGTTAGCCCGCCTGTTCTTGGAGAAGGGATTTGACTATCTAATGTTTATCGACGCAGACATTTCGTTTGATGGGAATGCGGTGGCGCAACTCATGGCGGCTGACCGAGACATTTGTGTAGGCATATATCCAAAGAAAGAGGTGGACTGGAAACAGGTAGCCAAGGCCGCGAAAGAGGGAAAAGAAAATCTAGCCGACTACGGCGGGGCGTTTGTGATGAATATGGTTCATAACGTGGGTAAGGTTGAAACTGATGCGGACAGGGTGCTAGAGGTACGCCACGGCGGTACAGGGTTCATGCTGATCAAGCGTCAGGTGTTTGAGAAGTTAGCCCCCCACGTACCCACTTACCGTGTATCCACACACAAGGTTGATGGTGAATATATCAAGCCGTTAACCAGTGAGTTCTTTACCACGAGCATCGATGAGACAGGTGCCCTGCTATCTGAGGACTACCACTTTTGCGATCTATGGCGCAAGCACGGCGGGAAGATCTACGCTAATCCGTTTATCAAATTAGAACACGTTGGTACGTACACCTACACCGGGGACTTACTTAAATCAGGAGGAAATTTAAAATGATTGTCACTATTGAAGTAGAAGATGGTGGTTCAGCATTTCCAAGTGCAGACAATCCGGGTATGTCACTGCGGGATTACTTTGCGGCGAGGGCGATGCAAACAATACTAGCTAGTCAGTACGAAGATGGAATCTATGTAGGGGATTCTGATAATGACTCAGAGTTTATGTGCGCTAGATCTGCGTATATCATGGCAGATGCTATGCTGGAAGAAAGAAATGACAGACGCAAACTACTTTCCTATTCGGTTAGGCATTTAGAATTAGATGTAAGAACATTAAATTGTTTACGAGCAGATAACATACAGACGATTGGTGAGTTGTGTGATAAACATATCCATGATTTAAGAACAATACCAAATCTTGGTAAGGTGTGCCTTAATAATATTGTCAACGCATTGGCTAAACACGGCCTAAAACTTAAGAGTTAAGGAGAAGAACAGTGGCAGTTGAGATGACCGACTTTGAGGAGAAGGTGTGGAAGTATCTACTTTCTCACCCCAAAACCCCCGTTCAGGCAAGGACAATTGCAAAGGAATGGATCGTAAGTAAGCACAAGATAGCCCGCACTTTAAACAGGTTTGTTGAGAACGGCATTGCCGATATAGTGCGTATTGGCGCTAAGAAATTCTATAAAATAAAAGAATGAATATAATTACCCTAGACTTTGAAACTTTCTACGACACATCATTTTCTCTTAGCCGCCTGACAACCGAAGAATATATCCGTTCACCCGACTTTGAGTTAATCGGTGTGGGCGTGAAGGTCAATAGAGATCCGGCGTATTGGGTTTCAGGGTCGCGTGAAACGATATTTAGTGAGTTAAAAAAGTTGCCGTGGAAGCAGTCGATGCTTCTCTGTCACAACACTATGTTTGACGGGGCTATCCTCAATTGGTTTTGCCGCATCAGTCCTAGTCGTTACCTAGATACTTTGTGTATGGCAAGGGCACTGCACGGTGTAGACGTAGGCGGTTCATTGAAAGTCTTAGCCGAGCGGTATGAAATCGGTAAAAAAGGCGAGGAAGTAATTCACGCCAAGGGGAAACGACTTGCGGACTTCACACCCGAGGATCTTGCACGGTATGGTGAGTACTGCATAAACGACGTCGAACTTACCTACAAACTATTTGGCAAGATGGGGCATAACTTTTCTGAGCAAGAGATTGATCTAATCGATACCACGATACGGATGTTTACCCATCCCATATTATATGTTAACCAAGATTTACTTCAAGAACGACTGGCCGAACTAAGGAAAGAAAAACTTGATCTGCTTGGTAGCCTAAAAGAAAAACTGAAGTGCGATACCGAAGAAGATGTAAGGCAAAAACTGGCATCAAACAAAAAGTTTGCCGAGGTTCTGACCGAACTTGGTGTCGAGCCCCCAATGAAAACAAGTCTAACTACGGGAAAGGAAACTTATGCGCTTGCTAAAAACGATGAAGGATTCATCAAACTTACCGAACATGAGGACACATTCATCCAACACTTATGTGCAGTCCGACTGGGCACTAAGTCAACTATTGAAGAGTCCCGCATTGAACGCTTTATACAAATCGGGGAACGAAACAATGGACGACTGCCTATTCCCCTCAAATATTATGGGGCACACACAGGTAGATGGGCTGGCTCTGACAAAGT